AAAGACACCTGCCAGTTGCCCCGAAACCGTCCACCGGTATATCCGGGCGGCGCTTTGATATCCATCCCATCCACCAATCGAGCCTTCTTCTTAAGTCGTCCGGTTTTAGTCAGGTTGGCAGGGTCCGCTTTTTGCGCTTCGTTATGGGCGTATACCGCCTGATTGTAAGAAGCTGCCGTCTGGTTGATGCCCCAGAGCTCGGGGTTGCCGACAGGTGACATCATCACCAGTTGATTAAGGATCCGAATGCCGACAGCACGTACGACCGCTTCCTGATTCGCTTTGGCTTTGTCCACGAACGCGGTGATGGCAGCCGTGAACGCCTTATTATCGTCCATGTTATGCCCTCAACTGAGCTTTGTAGCAGAGCACCACAGCGCCCGGTTTCACGGGGTTTGGTTTAACTACGCGGTGGCTTACGCCGTACACGTCGATCAGATCGCCGGTTTTAATGTCCTTCTCAGCACTGAAGACAATCCGAACATCGCCGTTTTCAATGACGGTTCCGTCAATTTCGCCTGGCGCGTAATCCGTCTTAACTCCTGTGGCGGTGAACTGGATATCATCGGAACGATGTTCCACACCACCGATGACGATTAACGAGCCCTTACGCGTGACGTTGTATGCAATGCCGTTCTGCTTGAGCATACGAGTCGTTGTCGCCTGCATTCGCTGATAGTTGATGGCCATTACGTGCGCTCCGCGAAAGCATTGATTGCATATCCACGCCCACCAGCCAGGTCGCCGAGAATAGCCATTACCGCCGGGTAGGATGGTGTGAACACCTCACCATCGGCAACCGCATAGGTCATGGTTACGGCGCCTTCGACACGTTCGGTTTTAACCGCGGCCTCACGAACGCTTGAAACCAAATCGCCCTCAATCGCCTCGATAGCCAGCATGCATTGTGCGGTGATAACCTGCCGCGGCACCTGGTCGGATGGGAAGTCGTGTCCATCCAGAATGACATTTGCGCGTGGCCAGGCCAGCGGCTGTCGAGGGTCTGCTTTGAAACCTACCCAATCAAGCCCTTCCAGGTAGTCCATCGCCTTAATCAGTAACGGCGCGAGCTTTTCAGGCAGCTCAACTCCTCTCAGCGTGGCAAATGACGCCAGTTCATCTTCGCTGGCGTAACTGTTAACGTCAGCGGCGGTGATATCAGTATTAATCATCTGAGCATCCGTTGAATGGGGCTTACGCCCCATCAGTTAGCCTGCAGCAGGCGCGGTGAAGGTGATTTCCTCACTCGATTTAGCAATACCATCAACGGTACCAGTGACTGTGAAAGTACCTGCTGTATCAGAGGTAAGTTTGACCGTCGCCCCACCAGCAGAACCGGTCTGAGAGCTGGCCGTGCTGAGCGTGCCGCCGGTTGAATTCCAGGCAACGGTTTTGCCGGAAACACCTGCGCCGTTTAGCGTGTACTTAAGGGAAATGGTGACCGCATCGGTGCTGTCAGCGGTTGCGGAGGTTTTATCCGCTGACAGCGTTACTCCCCCGCTGCGGATCCCAGCTTAATCAGCACGCCAGCCGTAGATTTGTTACTGGTGAAGTGCTTCTTCCAGTTTCCCGCAGTTCCAATGGCGGTCAGGTCAGGGTTATCACCTTTTGCGGTATCCCAGCTGTAGCCCAGCAGTTCAACGTTCACGGTACCTTCAGCGCGATAGCCAACCGCAAGGTTTTCCTGATCGTTGATATCGTAGGAACGGAATCCCGGCGCCTGAGACTCAGTGACTGTAACCGCCCCAGCCACCAGCCCAAGGATCGCATCAGCGTCCATAGTGTCGGTCACCAGCACAGGTTTACCAAGCGTGCCCGGCTGCCCGCCGTAAACCACCACGCCTGCTTCTTCGTAGATTTTGTTGGCAATCGCCTCATCGACAATATCGAAATAGGTCGCAGAGTGCATTACGAACAGAGCCACGCGGTTAAACTTGTCACCATATTTGCGCAAGCCACGCGTCAGGGTCTTTTTACCGTCGGTCTCAATATCGGCAGTTACGACCATGTCGGTGTTAGCACCAATCGCCGCAGTCAGTGCTTTCAGGCCATATTTCACGTAGCCTTCCAGCGTGGCATCTGCCACATCAACGCCGATCACTTCGGAGAATTCGTCGACAGAGCGGCCGCGGCGTTTGAATGCCTCTTCGGTGGTTTCATACGGGCCATATTTCCACGGTGCTTTGACGGATACGGATTCGCCGGCGCCAATCTTCTTGCCCGTCACTTTATCGGTGGAGTTCGTGTCACGCGATTCGATAGAACCGCCCACTTTGTAGAAGGCTCGCTTGCGGAAATCGCCTTCAATCAGCTCGTTATCCAGCAGGATCGCACCGTTAGAAGAGGCGTTGAAGATTGCGAGGTTATCCTGTCGTCGCTCAAGGAAAGCGGTCTGCGCCAGGTCGTCATAAATGATCAGGTCACTATTAACAGTGGTAGACATGGGTTAATCCCTTATTTTGGAAGTTTGAGGAAGGCCTGCTGGCCATGCTTGCGGATATAGTCCGCTTTGTCGCTGGCGCTCATTTCGGAACGTTTCAGGCTGCCACCGCCGTTTGGTTTGTGTCCGCCCGCGCCGGTGCCTTCTGCGCGTGGGAACAGATGCGGAGCCGTCTCCTTAAGAGACTCCGCCCACTCGAGCGGGCTTAATGGAGTTTTGCCGTCTTTACCGAACAGAACGTCGCCATTTGCATCAACTGCTACGGCTTCGCCTTCGTCGTTGAGTTGGAATGTGCCTTTGGCACGCAGAATCAGATCGTCGGATGCTTCCGGCAGCGCGCCAGCTTTTGAGGCTGCTGCACGGATTGCATCGCCCAGAACTCGATCCCGGAATTTGTTGGAGAACGCTTCGGCTTTGTCGGCGCGTTCATTTGCGGCTTTGATTTGCTTATCTACGTCAGCACGCAGACGCTCGGTGCGCTTGTCGAGTACCTCATCGATTTTTCCGGCGGCAATCAGCTTTGCCTCTTCGTCGTCGGAAAAACGCTGCAGGATCCCGCGCACTGCATCAGGGTCGATACCATCGAAGCGAGACAGGTTTTCTTTTTGCTGCTTAATGGTTCCCAGCAGCTCAGAGTTTTTCGATTTCAGGCCAGTGACTTCGCTGGTCACGCGCTCATCTATCAGCTTCTGGATTTCAGGAGTGATTTCGATACCACCGCCACCGCTGTCCTCGCCGCCGTTTTCTGGTGCATAGAATTTCAGAAGCATGTTTCGAATTAACATATTTTCCCCTCGGGATTTTGCCGGGCCTCGCCCAAAAAAAGCCCCAGCGGATGCCAGGGCGTGAAGAAAGTAATGGCTGTTAGTTGTCAGTACCTGATAGCTGCTTAAGACGTTCGAGGGAGATCCACTCGCCTTTGTCAGTGAACATATCAGCCAGGTTGATTTCACCGGCTCGGAACAGACGGCCACGCTCGGCACCCAAAACCTGATCCTGCCGTTGAGCTGACTGACGCTCGAGCCATTCCAGATACGTGGTTTTAGCTGGCACCTGGCCATCCATGCTGGCACGAGTACCTTCGTCCATTTCGTCGATATCGATGCCTAGTTCTCGCCATGACTTGAGGATCAGGGTTTCAGTAGAACGGCAGCAGAAATGAATCTTCCCGGGTCCCTGTAGGTAAGGCACCTGATGCCCGACCGGTTTGTTATCCAGGGTATAGCGCAGCAGGTCACGAATAATGCAGTCGTGGCTGGTTTTATTGTCCAGCGTAGACAGCCACTGTTTGCCTTTCATGATATCGCTGTTGGCGCTGGTAAAGCTGTTGCGCGCTGTGGCAGCCAGATGATTCACAGCTGTTTTAGCGATGCTGGCGGCATTTGCCCTGCTCATCTGCAGCGCGCCGTCGCGATAGTCTTTGTTGGCGTGGCCACGAACATTGCGCGCGATTGTTTCTACCGTGTCACCGGCAAGATAACCCCTGCGGACGGCGTTCACGATACGCGCCAGCCTGTCCGATTCCAGATTATCCGCCCACTCACTCAGCAGCCGCCCCTGAAAGGGCTGCGCCATCGCCGCGGCATACACCATATCGGCGGTGATGCCCTGCAACGGATAGTGAGACAGGACCTGTGATGGCAGAAGGGAATCGAACAGGCTCAGCTGATAACTGGCTTCGTTCTTTGCCAGCACCACCAGCTCATTTTCGAGCCCTGCCTGCATGGACGCTACGGCTTGATGGTTAAGTTCGCGCACGCTGCCCAGTAAACTCTCCAGACGGTTAACGGTGAAGCTCTCAGGAGGCAATCTGTCCAGCGCATCGAGCAGGCGGGCTGACAGATCTGCGTCCGTCTCGTTAAGCAACTTCACCATCCGATTTGCCACACCAGTGGCGTAGCGACTTAACCAGACGGAATGTGCGATCGATTCATCACGCAGGCTTTCGTTAATGGTGGGCATATCAGCCTCCCGTCAACGTTGGTGCCTGATTGCGAAGCGCATCAATCACTTCATCCGGGCTGTCCGCCGGGTCTATAAGGTCAAGCTTCTGCAGAGCACGAATCATGTCGCTATCGCGCAGCGCACCGGACTGCCAGGCATTGACGATTGCCGTTACCATGCCCGACTCAGCAACCTTCGCGATGAATTCCTGATTGATGGTGTAGCTCGTCGATTCCCCCTTGATGCCGAGGTATTTCGCACACCAGCCAAGCGCCAGCGTATAGGCCTCAGAAACGTTTGATACGCAGATACCGAGCACGGAAGTTGAGGATGTTTGTTCCCCGCTCGCCTGGGTAGCAGTTTTCGCCGTGGCGTTCTGCTCAATCAGTCGGGCGCCCAGCTGCACCATGTAATCGCGTTTACTGTCCATGGCCTCTTTAGCCAGCATGTTCGGCTGCGCCTGGGCATAACCAAACGAGCCCTCCTTGGGAAGCAAAAGCGGTGATCGGGAACCAATTTTCACGCCCTTTTTCTCGAGGTGATCGCGCCAGCCGGTATCGAGCCCAGTCATGTACGGCTGCACCTGGCCACAGAACCACACGCTGTCCTCATAGTCAGCACTGTTACGATAATGACCGTGGTTTATCTCCACCAGCGCAGCCAGCGGTGAATCGTCGATAGTGGGATCGTTATTCTGAGCACCGACAAAGGTGAACGGGATTTCGTCCCAGTAGTCCTTTCCTTTGGGCTTCGGATGATATTCGCTGTCAACGGTGTAGGTTCCGCTTGCAGTGCCACCAGCCCGGCGCCATACGCGGCATATGAACTGCCCTTCTTCCAGCGCCAGTTCGCGGTACTGGATTTCATCCTTGTAAGCGTAACCATCCGGCTCTTCTACGCATTCGCGCAGAACCACAAGCACCAGTTGATCACGTCCGTTAATTCGCTTTGTTCGCCAGTTGATAATGTTCTCTGCCGGATAGCGGAGGATGATTGCTTCGTCGGACTCTTCAGCGTAATCGACGTAAATGCCCTCTCGCGCAACCTCGAGCACGTTCTCAGCCACCAGCTGTGACTGCTGATAGATGCTGGTACCGGCCCCGTCAGCATTGTCCAGCAGGTATTTCAGCTTTTCAGGACCGTTAAACGTGGGGTCCTTGCGATAAGCCATCCCAAGCATGCCGATCTTCGTATTACCGGCAATCGCATAAAACACCGCGCGGCTCAGATAGTCCTCATTACGCTTACGGTTGCGCGTGGATTTATCGGTTGGGTCGAGATAAGGCAGGTACTTATTACCCGCCGCTTTTACGGCCTCAGCCCCTTTGCAAAAGTCCCTGTATTTCCGCCAGGCAGCAGAAGCCGCCCGGTGTTCTGGTCGAACCCAGGTGATGTCGTCGTTTGCCATATCAGAAAGTGGTGTCCATGGTGATTGAGTATGCCGGCTTCACGATCGGGTAATCCTTCACGATGAAGTACCCACCAGCATCATTGGGGTGATCGTTATCCGCTGTTTTATCCGGTTCGCCATTGGCCGCCCAGATTTGCTGCTCGAGGCTCTCTGTGTAAACCGGGCAGTTCTGAACGTTAACCAGATAGCGGCGCTCGCCGTTAGCGTTGCAGAACATGGCGTTCATCGAGTTAATGCGGTCTTTAACCGGCGGGTTGGAATCATCAACAATGACGCTGAATCCGGCATCGTTGAGCTGGGCGATATCGGTCTTACTGGCGTTCTGGGATTTACGGGAATCGCCTGAGGCATCTGGGTAAATATAAATCTCCCGGTTTTTCACATACCGACCATCCTCGTAGCGCCAGAACTCTTCCTGGATACGCTTAATCATCGCTGGCGTGTCGTAGACCTTCACCAGCTCACGGACCGCGCGCGGCAGGCCATTACGCTTAACGTGAACAATCGCGGCCATTTTTCCAACGTTGAAGTCCATACCGATAAACAGCGGATCCCCGTCCTGAATCTCGTCAGAACAGTTATTCAGCTTGCGGTTAAAGGTGTTGTAAATGGTCCCGCTGTTAAGGTTGGTGAATTTCCCTCGCAGGTATGCCTGAATCAGTTCATCCGGATAAGAACTCAGCAGCGATGGGATGTAATCAGGCGGTAGATTCTTCGCATTGTCGAACGTGCTGGCCTGAATCAGCCCATACAGGGCCGCCAGTTGGGGCTTTTCACGTACCGCCTTCACGAACTGCTGGTAGACGAATTTGAACCCTTCAGGCGTGGTCGTTACGTCAATACCGTTACGCAACCCATCAACCTTGTAACGCATACGGGCGATGATTTTTCGCCAGGCCTGCTGTGCTTTGGCTGACGCCATGACATCCAGTTCATCCACCATCGCGTTACCGATTTTAAAGCCGACTATCGAGCCGGGCTTCTCCATCGAACGGCAAATTGTCGTCCCGCGGTACCGTCGCCCCTCGTAGAAGTGAACCTCTTTGTTCCCCTCGTTGATTTTGACGCTCAAGCCCCAGTCAAAGGCAACCTCTTCAATCGTCGGGTAGAAGATGTCACGAATCTGCGGGTATGTCGGCGCGAAATAGCCCTGGTTAATCTTCGGGTGCTCCCACATCCCTTTGCAGATGCCGCCACAACCCACCCACGTCTTACCGGAACCGAAC